CGGGCGCTGGTGTGTTGAGCACCAGGGTGCCGTCGGGCTGGCGGGTGTAGCTGCCACCGGCGGGTGGCAGGGCGTCCATGTCGATGGGCGCTTGTGGTGTGGCTGTGGGTTTGCTCATGGCGTGCGGTGCGGTGGGTTAGGACCAGGGGGCCAGGCTTTGCGGCGTGGTGCGGTGGGTGGCGGTGACGCGCAGGGTGGCGCACACGGTGGTGCGCTCGGTGCCGTCTTCGTAGTCCCAGGCAATGGCGGGCTCGGTTTGCAAGTCCATCAGGCCTTGGCCCACGGCTGCGGGTTGCAGCGCGGCCAGGCGTGCCCACACGGCAGCCAGCAGGGCGTCAACGGCTTGGGCCGGGTCTGCCGATGCGGGGGCGGTGGTGTAGCACTCCACCGTGTAGGTGGTGCGCCAGTCAACCGCGCCCAGGGTGGCGGTGTTGCCTTCCGCGCGCTCCAGGCGCACGGCTACCGCTGTGGGTTGCTGTGCGCTCAATGGGCGGGCACGGTTGGTATGCACTGCACCGCTGGCCACAGCGGGCGCGGCCAACAGCGCGGCCACAAGGGCTTGCTGTATGGCGTGCTGGGCGGTGTCGCTCATGCTGCGGCCTCAAGGAACAGGCGGCTGATGCCGGTGCCGTCGGGCTGGTGCTCGGCTACCAGGTAGCTTTTGCCTGCCACGACCACGGCCTGGCCAACAGGGTCGGCGGGTACTTGGGCTGTGGGCAGGGTAAGCGTTGGCTGGGTGCTGGCCACGCCCAGCATGCCAGCGGCGCCCAGGGTGTATCCGTTGTCGTAGATGCCGACGACTGACACGCCCGCAACGGTTGCCGATGCGTTGGCCAGGCGCTGCACCATGGCGGCGTTGGCTTTCGCTTCGATGGCAGCAAAACGTGGCGATGTCATGGCTTGGCTGTGGCGGCGATTGGTCGCGGGCTATCGGCCTGGCGTCAGCTGGCTATCAGGTGGCCACAGGCAATGCGCTGACCAGCTTCATGGTCACGGTGGACGATGGGTTGGCGGCAGCGGCAACGGCAATGCCGACTTGCTGCTGGGCTGTGCTGGTTTTGTTGACGACGCTGTTGGTTGCGTCCCAGAACAGGCGGTCGCCAACGGCGATGGCCAGGGCGCTGGTTTTGCCGATGGTGACGACGCCGTCAGTGATGAATTCACCGGCTGCGCCAGATGCAACATCGTTGGTGGCCACGCCGAACAGGGCGGCGCCGAACAGGTAGCCGACGCCGGATGCAACGGCTGCGGCGGGAGTGAGGGTGAGCACGTCACCGTCTTGAACGTAGGTTTTCATGTGGGGCTTTCGGGTGTGGGGTGGTGTTGGGCTGACGGCTATGGCAGCGCCGTGCGGCGCTGCCGGGTGCCTGTTTCGCTTTAAGCGCCTGCGGCCTTGTAAAGGCCACGGTGGTCGATGGCTTTTGTTGCAAAGTCTTCGCGGCACTTGTAGGACACGCCGTCGACTTCAAAGCCCACTTCGGCTTCGATGACAGGGCCTTCTGCGCCGTCGAGATAGCAGTACTCGACCGTGTCGACTTGGCCGCTGTTGGCTGCCAGGTACCAGGCGGTTGCGCTGGTGGCGTCAAGCAGGGGCTCGACCACGGGCTCGACGCTGGTGCGGCCACCGGCGCGGAACTCGTTGATTTCGGCCTTGGTGGCGGGCACGTATGCGCTGGACGTGAGCTGGTAGGCGGTCTGCTCCAGCGCGGCGGGCACGATCAGGTAAGCGGGCGCGATGTTCAGCGGCTCGCCTGCCAGGCCGGTCTGCTTGCGCATGGCGGTGCGGCCTGCGGTGAGGCTGGCAATGGCCAGGGCGCTGCCGCCACCGGTGCCCAGGTTGGCATGGTCGGCGTGGAACAGGGCCGTGCCGTCGCCCATGGCGGCGTTGGCCGTGAGCTGGCTGTAGACCAGGCGGTTTTCCAAGCGGCGGGCGCTGGCACCGAAGGCGGTGACCAGGCGGTCGAAGCCGCGCAGGTCATCGTTCATGATGGCTTGGCGCGTCAAGTTGACGATGCGGCCATAGGTGACGACGGCATAGGTTTCTTTGCCGTCGGCCATGCTGCCGTATTTGAATTCGCCGTGCTCGTTGGTTTGCAGCAGCTCAGGCGCTGCGCCCAGTTGCACCACGTCAATGTTTTTGAAGTTAGGTGCGTTAGGTGCGCGGCGTGCCCACAGGTCGTAGGTGCCGGGGTTGTCGGTGTAGGCGGTACGCAGGCGCTTGTTTGCCACGTTGGCAAACAGGCTGGGGAAGTCGCTGGTACCCATGGCACCGGCTGCGCGGAAGTGCAGGATTTTGCCGGACAGCTCCAGGGCGGCCATGCCACGGGTGTTGACGCCGTGGGCTTCCAAAAAGTCGCGGCCCATCTCCAGCAGGCTCAAGCCACGGTATTGGCGACCGTTGTCGTCAAGCTGGGTGCGGGCGGCCACGCGGTGCATGATTGCCTGCTCGATGCCTGCCATGCGGGTGGTCATCTCGTCGCGCCCGGTTTCGATGCGAACGTTGCGCTGGCCACCGGTGGCGGCGTCGCGTGTGGCCATGTCGTCGAGGATGGCTGCGCGCACCTGGTCAACGGTTTGGCCTGCGGTGATGAATTCAGCGGCGCGGGCGGCCAAGCCGTGGCGAGCGCACAGCGTGGCAATGTCAGCCGCGCGTTGCGTGTCGGCGGCGGGCGCTGCCGTTTGCACGGCTGCAGGGGATGTGGCGGGCGCGGTGGTGGCGCCTGCCGTGGGGGCGATCAGGTTGGGCATGGTGTCCTTTCGGGTTGCCAGGGTTTCTGTGGGGGTTTCGGCGGTTGCGCCCACCGTGGGCGTTTGGGGTGCGGCTGTGGCGGGGGCGCGAACTTCAATGAATTCGCACTGCCAGGTGCGGGTGTCTGTGGGGGTGGCCTGGCCGGGCTCGCCTGTGGCGTTGTCGCCCTGGGCGGCGCGTTGGATTTGGGCGTCCATGTCAGCCGGGATGTTCACGATTGAGCCTTCCATGGGCTCCCAGTCGGTCACGCGGTAGACCCAGGTGCCGTTGTCTTGATCGGGGGCGACCATTTCGACGCGGTAGCGGGCATACCCTGCGCTGATGCTGCGCAGAATGCCGTCTTGCACGTCTTGCACCACACCGGCCACCTCGGGGCGGCGGCTGAAGGTGGCGCGGGCCAGCAGTTGGCCGCCTTCGATGCGAGGCTGCTCGATGACGCCCAGGTTGTTGCTGAGGCTGTAGCTGCTGTGGCTGTCAAGCAGGGGGATTCCGCGCTCAAGGCGGGCCATGCGGATGCTGCTGGCATCGACCACCAGCTCTTCCAGGTAGGCGCGGTCGTAGCGCCAGTCGTAGCGCTGCACGCGGGCGCCTGCGCTGAGAACCATGTCGATGACCAGCGGTGCGTCAGACGCGGGGCTGGCTGCGTCGGTTGCTGCGCGGGTGTGGATGGCCAAGGCGCACTGGCGGCCTGCCATGGGCATGGCTGACAGGGTTGGCGCGGGCTGGGTGGTGTTGGCTTGTGGCATGGGGTGGCACTTTGGCCCTGCGCGTGTGCCATTTCCAGCAAAGTTGGCACGACTTTGCGGGGCGGGTGATGGGCAACAAAAAACCGCCTCGGTGGGCGGTTTTGTGTGGTCTTCGGCGGTGGATGGCTACTCAGCAGGCTGCGGGGTGGCCTCGGTGAGGCTGCGGCCTTTTTGCAGCATGACCAGCAGATCGAGCGTGCCGTCTTTGCTGAGGCGGTCGAGGTCTGATTTCAGCTCTGTGAACACCTGGTCTGGCTTGTAGCCACGGCGGCGCAATTTTTCGCTGATGCTGGACAGGCCACCGCTGATTTCGGCCAGGTCGGCTTTGACGTCTTGCATGGGGTTGACGTAGTCCCACTTCGGGGTGGCCCAATCGACGGCGGGGCTTTGGTTGGTGGGCAGTTTGCCTGCCAGCTCGCCGGCGGCAATGAACGCGGCCCATACGGGAGCACACATTTTGGGCACGAGCACCAGCCACTGCACCTGTTCGGCAAAGCGGCGGAACTCAAGCAGGGCCACGCGGGCGCTGCTGAAGTTGACCTCTTTCACATCGCCCGTGAGCATTTCGTAGGTGACGCCCATGCCTGCGGCCACGATGTGCAGCTGCAAGCGGTAGTACTCGGCAAATCCGGGGGCGGCCTTTGGCTCCACCACGGTGAGGTTGACGCCATCGGGCACGCGCATGATGCTGCCGCCAGCCAGGCTGCCCAGGTGGCCCGTGGTGTGGTCGGCCACTTGGTCAGGCATGGGGGCCTGCATTTGGGTGACGTCGCCGCTGGCGAGGACGGCCAGGCGGCTTTCTAGGTTTTTGCGGGCGCGCTCGCTGTCGTCGTAGGTTTCAAGGTCGCGGGTGCGAGCGATGATGCTGGCCAGGTCTGTAACGCCCCTGCCCTGCCCTGGCCGGGCGGGGTTGTAGATGTGGATGATGCTGTCAGCCGGGATGGGGCGGCTGGCGGCGCGGCCACGGCGAAAGCTGACTTGCTCGCCAGGGTGTTGATCGAACAACCAGTAAGCGACGCGCTGGCCCACGGGACTGTATTCGATGCCCGCAATGATGGTGTTGCCGCCGTTGGTACCCATTTTTGCAGTGTCCAGCCAATCTATTTCGAGCAGCTGAAGCTGCAGGGGCACGGGCAAATTGTCTTCAGGGCGGCGCGGGCGCTTGCGGATGAGCACTTCGCCGTCAAGCACCATGGCGCGGTAGGCGGCGGCCATGAGGCCGTATAGGTCAAACACGCCGTCGGCATCGGCCACGGCGGCCCACTTTGCCCACAGATCGTTCACGCGCTGGGCGTTGGGGGCAAGGCTGTTGGGGGTGATGCCGGTGCCGATGACGTTGGCCACCTTGGCTTCGACGCCACGGGTGATGTAGCCGACGTTTTGGTACAGGCTGCGGGCGCGGGTGCGCAGGGTGCCCGCGTCCATGGCCTGGTCGGTGTTGGCGCTTGCGCCTGGACGGCGGGGGCGCCAGCCGTCGCGTGTGCTTGCGCCTTCGTAGGCGCGGGCGAGCATTTCGCGGGCGTGGTGGCGGCGCAGGCCTGCAATGGGGTTGAAGGTGCCGACGATGCGGTCAAAAATGTTGGCCATGGCGGGTTAAAACCCTCGGGTGGTGGCAAAGCTGTAGCGCACCGCGCCGGGCTGCCGCTGGCCGGTGGTGGCCTGGGCGGACAGCACGGCGGCAACGTGCGCGCGGGACTGAAGCAGTTCGGGCACGCCGCGATAGGTGACGCGACGGCCGTCGAATTCGACGGTGAGCTCACCGGTGGCAATGGCGCTGTCGAGCGCTTCGAGGTCGGTTTGTGTCAGGGCCATGGCGCGTGGTGGTTGTTTGGGGTGGAACTGTGGCGGGGGTGGCGTGCCATTGCCAGCAAAGGTGGAACAGATTGGTGCCGCCGCTTTGCTGGCGGGGGCGCCGTGGCTGTCAACGCCCCTGCCTTGATTGGCGCACGTAGCGGTAAACGGTGGTGCGGCCGATTTGCAGGCGGCGAGCCACCTCGGTGGCGTTGCGCCCGTTGAAAAGGCGCAGCACTTCGGCCACGCGCTCCTGGCGGTCGGTGGCTGGCGTGGCGGTGATGTAGCAGCGCTCGCCGCTGAACTCGGCGCGCACGGCGGCTTTCAGGTGCTGCACCGGCTGCTGGTTGGCGGTTGCCATAGCCTGCACAGCGCGGGCCATGCTTGGGTCTGACAGCAGGTAGTCGAAGATGCGGTCGACCAGGTCAGGCTCACCATGCGCGGGCGAATGGCTGACGCGGTGCTGCCGGGTTGTCATCATCTGGCCGGGCTTTGGCCCATCGGCGCAGGCTGGTTGGGGCACGGGTGGGGTCGCGGCGTTTGAATCCAGCGGGGATGTGGTTGGCTGCGTTGGCTGTGTTTGCGGCATGGGGGGTGTCATGGGCTGTTGGTTCACCATTGGCGGCTGAAGGATTGGCGGAAGGCGTGGGCGGGGTCTGGTTCGTATTCATGGTCTTGGTTTGAAGCGCTTGTGGCTTTGGCTTTCGATGCCTTGCCAACTGCATTGCCTGGGGCTGCGAATCCTTCAATTGCTGCGTTTTCAGCGGCTGAAACGATGCGCTGTTCAACGGCGGCCCAGTCGGCGGCGGTGTAGCGGTGCAGGCGCAGCTCGGGGTGGTGGGCGGCGGCGAAGGCGTAAACCCAGGTGTCGAGGGGCTCGTTGCGGGCGCCTTTGCGGTTCTCGAATCGGTTTTTGGCGGGGTTGTAGATTTCGCCCACCAGGCCGCTGAAAAATTCGGGCTGCAGTTGGTCGCTGAAGTGGGTCAGGCGTTGTTCGGGCTGGCGGTCGGCGTCGGTTGACAGGCGGCTGTAAAGCCAGTGTTTGGCGCCTACGGTGCCGACGTGGTAGACCATGACGCCTTTTTTGTCGGTTTGGCCGCGCCAGGTGACGTCGAACGCTTTGCCTTTTGACAGGATGGGGGCGTTGTTGTTGATGGCGCCGAAAATAACGGTGGGGCGGCGCACGCGGCGCTGGCGGGCGTAGTTTTTAACGGCCTCGGTGCGGTGGCCACCTGCGTCCTGGCACATGGCTTCGACGCGCAGCAGGCCGCCACTGGCGTGCTGAATGGGTTTGTTCAGCAGCTCGGTCAGGGCCACCCACACCTCGTCGCCTGCAGGGTCGCCTGGAAGCTCGATGTAGTCCAGCGTCCAGCAGGCCATGCCACGGCCCCAGCCTACGATGTGCACGGCGAGGCGGTTGTCTTGGGTGTCGATGCCTGCGGTGGCCACCAGGCAACCTGCTGGGGCGGTGCGCAGGGCGTAGGGCTCGGCCCTGTCGGCAATGGCGTTGTGGCGCACGCTGCGCATGGCGGCGTCTTCCCATGGCTCGGCCAGGCGGTCGTTGACGAAGGTTTTGAGGCGGGCGGGGTCGTTTTGGCAATCGCGCCAGGTGTCAACCAGGTCGGCCCAGCGTGGGCCGAGGCCAAACTGGTAATACAGGCAGTTGATGTGGTAGCCGCGCACGCGGCTGGCGGGGTTGGCTGGCACCCAGGCGCCTGCGGCAATCATGCTGGTTTTGTGGTGCTCTTCAATGCTTGCGCCGCACTCCTGGCAGGTGTACCAAACCTCGCGGGCGTCAGGACTCCAGTGCAGGCCTGACCATTCCAGGTGCTGCATGTGGCCGCAGTGGGGGCATGGGACGTGGTAGCGGCGCTGGTCTGATTTGTTCCACAGTTGCTCAATGCGGCTGATGCCTTTGATTTGCGGGGTGCTGATGTACAGGCGTTTGCTGGTGTTGGGAAATGCGCTGGTGCGGCCGTTGAGCATTTCCAGCGGGTCATCGCCGCCGTGCAGGTTGTTGGCGAATTCGTCCACCTCGTCAACCAGCAGGGTGCGCACGGTGGTGGATTTGAGGCGGGAGGGGCTGCCTGCGTGCTCAATGTAAAGCTGGCCGCCTGCAAAGTCTTTGAATGTGCGGGTGTTGCTGCTGTCACGGCTGGCCACGCTGGTGAGCGCCCGTTTGACGGCTGGGGATTCGTCCACCATGGGGTTGAGTTTTTGGGCAACCCATTTGTTCATGGATACCTCGCCTGGCAGGCACACCATGACGGGGCCGGGGTCGTGATCCATGCAGTAGCCGAGGGTGTTGATGGCCACCTCGGTGTTGTGCGTTGGGATAAACGACGTTCCGCACAGGAACAGATGACTGGCGTTGTCAACGGCGATGCAGCGGGTGGGCACTGCTTCGACAGCCTCCACGCTGGTGATATAGCGCAGGGCGGCGGCGTCTTGGCCGCGCGCGCTTGGGGCGTCCAGCATGGCGTCCAGCTTGCGCTGCAACCTGAATGGCTGGCTGGCACGCATGGCCTGAAATGTGATGCGGGCCGATGGCTGTCCTTTGGTTGCGCGCCACTTCACCACAGGCTTAAAGCCCAGCGTGGCGGCCAGCTCGGCAATGCCGCTGGCCAGTGCTGGCTTGCTACTGGTAATTTCGACGTGCCCGCTTGCGGCGGCGTGGCCGTCTGTGTCCATGAGGCCTTGCAACAATGCCAACCGCTGCCGGTGGCTTGCGCGCAGGTACAAACCAGGGATGTGCTTGTTTTTGAGCACGCCCAGGCTGCGCAAGATGGTGGCAAAGCCGTTTTTCAGGCCGTATGTGGTGGCCTGGCCAGCGTTTTGGTGGGTATGCGGCGCTGGTTTGAATGGGGAAAACGCCTGCAATACCTCGGCGTCCATGGTGGTGATGGCGCCGTAATGGCTATGGCCGTCGCCCAGCCATAGGCCCAGCAAATAGGGGTCAAGCGGCAGCTCGGCGGCGGGGAGCTGCAGCGGCATGGCCACGGGCACGGCGTACCGCGACTGAACGCCGCGCGTGCGGTGCGTTTTGGCAATGTCGTCTGTTGTCAGCACCACAGTGTGGGCGGCGTTGGATGCGTCCACATCAGCACGCTGGCGTGGGGTGGCACCTGACTGCGCAATGGCTGCACGGCGTTTGATTTCGTGCCTGGCGTCGTTGCGGCGCAGCATGTCAACCACGGCCCAGCGGTGGCCAGCGTCAGCCACCACCTGCGCGCCGTCTGAAAACGTCAGGCGGTAGCAAACGTGGTCAGTGAACACCTCTGAAGCGGCCACCACACGCACGGGCGCGCCGTCGTCGCCCAGCACCATGTGGCCTGGCTGTAGTTGGCCCATGGTCGTCCAGCCGGTTGGCGTTGGGATGGGGGTGTCAAGCGCCAAGGCCTTGCCGAACTGGATGGGGAACATCAGCACCACTTCGCGCACGGGGCTGCGGGCGCTCATGGCGTCCATGGGCTCGGCCAGGGGTGGGTTGCGGGCCGTTGTCCATTGCCCGGCCATGGCGCTGCTTTTGTTAGACAGGCGGCGCTCTTTGTCGGCCCACCGGCTGACGGTGAGGGGCTTGCGCGGTGCCAGGGCGCGGGCCATGGCGGCATACAGGCCACGCGCCGCGCCGGGTGGGCGGGTGATGCCGGGGGACAGGGTGGCGGTGGTCATGGGGTGGGCTTATGCGGCCACGGTGCCGATGCGGTCAGCCTGCACCTGGACGAAGGTTTGGCCGGTGGCCTCCAGCGTGGCTTGTTTGCCTGTGAAGTCTTGCCAGCGGCGCACGATGACGTCGCAATACTTGGGATTAATCTCCATGAGGCGGGCGATGCGCTGGGTGTTTTCGCAGGCGATGAGGGTGGTGCCGCTGCCGCCGAATAGGTCAAGGACTGAATGACCCTTTAGCGATGAGTTTGAAATTGCTTTTTCGACCAACGGCACAGGCTTCATGGTTGGATGCAGGTCGTTTTTTAAGGTGCGCTGTATCTCCCACACGTCTTCCTCGTTGTACCTTTCGCCATAGAAATCACTGCCAAACCGCCCATAAGCGACTGGCTCGTACCGCGACTTATAGTCTTTGCCTGAAATGGTCGACTGGTTT